TGTGAATCCTCTTTCATTTTATAACGATAAAATTACATCAAACATTTAAAAAACCCATTTCATGCCCCGTAAGGCAATCTGTTCATGGGAAAAATTCCTTGACTGAGATATTACTGTATAAAGGTATGAAACGTTGTCTTCTTAATTGGCACTCATGCTACTATAAGCCAAAGACCCTTTAATACAGCACATAGTATCTTCCGCAGGAAGATCTAACTCCTTATTAAAAATTGTGACCGTAGTCAAAATTGGGGCTTACGTAAATATAATAAATTATATCTACGAAATTTAAGATTTATTTAATTTAACAAATTAGAAAGATAACTTGAAAAATCTTCTAAATCTTTTGGGGAAGGTAACCCATGAGAGAATAATTCTTCATAGGTAAAATGAGTTTGTGCCTGTGGAACACTTACACAAAGAGTTTTGATAAGGTGCAACATCTTAGATGCTGTTTCCCTATCTTGTACATTAGTACAATCTCTTATCACAGAAATTATGTCACTAATAGAATACTTCGTAACATTTTCCATGGATAAGTATGGGATGGCTTGAGTATCAAACACATTCCGTTCAACATCAAATGAGTCCATACGAATATAGACTTCCACTTTGACTTCTTTAATTTCTTTTACTGCCGGCGTAGACGCGACGGAGTTTCTTAAGTTGAGTAATAAGCTCCCAAAGACAGGATCCTCTAACTCGTTAATTGCGTTGGGTTTTAAAAATTGCATATAACGAGAAAGTGGAATCCTACCAGAAGGAACTGTACTACTCTCAGATTGAATATCCTTTGAAGAAGCACCACCACCTAGAGCATTTATCATGCCACTAGCTACACTTGTAGCAGTATGGAAACCAGCATTCAAAAGTGGACCTCCTATAGATGTAATAGCTGTTGCCCCCATGGACAAAAGTTTTCCAAATATACGGAGTTTGAGGACTTCATCGAGCATATCGCCTGGAAGAGCGAGATGTTCTAAATCCACGACTTCATCTGTTGGTAAACGTATCTTAATTGAATATGAACCTATAGTAGGTCCAAAATCTCCACCATCTTTTGGAATTACGTGAGCGAAACGCTCAAAAATTTGAGTGATTTGGTTCAAAGAACCATCTCCATCACCTGCTAAATCCTTGATAGCCGCAAGATTCAAAGGAATTTCGGTTATTGTATCAACAGGGACCATACCAGAAAATATAAGTGTCCAAAATTCATTAGTTGTTATATCTTCTCGTGTTTCTGGTCCAAGAGCTACTTCACCTGTTTCTGGTTCCTCAGAAGCTGGTGGATTTATCGTATATTCAGACAAAGCAAATTGCTCTGCTTCGAATGGAGAACGGCCTTCTGCGATATACTTATTATAGATATCATCAAAATCAGATTCCTTAGCTAAATTACTAAGAAATTCTTCATATTCTGCAAGTTCTTTTGGATCACTATATTCGTATTCATCACCCTCACAATAACCTTGATTGGTAATCATTTGTAAATTTACTTTTTCAAGTAAATCACAAATTTTTAAAACTTTTTCAGTTCCAGATAAATCAGTAAACAATCGTTTTGGAGAAACAATTGCTATTGGTTTCTTTGGTTTATAAGGAGCTGAAAATCTCACACTACCTGGTTTAACCCAAACAGTGAAAAAGATTTCTTGAATATCATCAGTCCGATTTTGAGACAATAATTTCCAACGTAAAGCACATACCAAATCTTGAGTTTTTATGTAAGGTGAATTAACTACTCTGATCTTACCAATTTTGTCAATGTTTGAGAATGTAGTTGCTTGTAAACTAAATTCTTGAATATCTCCTAGTTGATAAAAACTACGATCTGAATTATTAATAGAATCAACAAGTTCAAATGTAGCTGATGTTGCAGTTGGTTTTGTAGATGTTATCTTAACACGTATAAATTGGGCGTACCCTTTACCTTCATCACCTGCACACCAAACGTGTGCTCGATAAGGCTGAGACATAGATTCTCCACCTTTTCGAAAATCTTTTGGAGATATTAATATAGTATGATCTGTATTAATATCATTTAAATTAACAGAGAAACTCTGAAATTTTACCCATCTCGAATTTTGAGCTCCGACACGGGGTTTTACTCCACCTCTACTGGTAGTCTTTTGTGTTTTCTTGGGTTTTGTAGGAATTGCTTCCTTAGTTTCGACTGGACCAATAGGTGCTGCAGTAGGATCTTCCTGTACAGCAATATCTTCCATAGGTTTTGATTCGTCAATGACGGCACCTATTTCAGCATTATTATCAGCCATCTGTTCTTCAACAGGTGGTAGACTTGTAAGATCTATTATTTCATCAACTAGATCTAAAAGTTCTTTCAATGGTGGAGCATCTTGAGGAGAAAAATTTAATGGGGCAAAAGGTTTAGATACATCAGTAGTAGGATTAAATCCAGTACATTCAATATTATAAACCCAACACCATGCAACATAATTCATTGGTTGCAAAACTGAATCGGCAGAATTATTTTCTTCAGTTGATATACGGAGAGATAGTCCAGATTGACCAAAACGAGGTTCGCCTTCAGAATAAACAAGTGTTACATCTGAACTCCATGACATTCTAAGAGCTACAATGTTGTGTGCATTAGGTTTCCATATGATACCACGAGTTTTTGTTTGAGTATCATTTTCTGGTGGGGAAATCCTAAGTGTCAAAGCAGCCCCAAGACACATGGGAACATGAACTATCCATATAACATCTGCATGAATAGTTTTATAATTCTTTATTAAATCCAAACACCACGTAGTGATGAGTGGATGTAATATTTTACAATTACCAACATTTGGAACAGTATCTACTTGATGTAGAAAAGCTGTAAATGCTCTAGCTATACGCATATAGCCAAAAGTATGTTTTGGAAGTTGGCGTTTTCTACCTTTACGAAGAACGTAACATAATATATCACCAAATGGTGTACCTTTCTTCCAAGATAGATTGCCTACCTCTGAAACAACAGCACCTGTGGACTGAAGAGCGTCAACCCCGTTAACGGGATTTCCGATATTCTTTGGAGATAATCCAAAAATACCCTTTGATGCGACCAATGGAGTATTTGAAATAGATATATTATATTCAGTTTGTTGATTCATCTTGATTTTGAAAATATTGAAATTAATCTCTCATTTTGATTTGAGGGATTAACAATTGCAATTTGTTGACCAAATTGTACTAAGCTGACAGGATCAGCAAAAGCATTAAATGGATTAAGACTAGCTATAGCCCTAACTTGCCATCTATGAATTTTACCTTCATAATCGAAGCGAATTGTGTCTCCAATTGACAAATTATCTGAAGTTTCATTTATAAATTTGAAACTTCTATGATAAATTGAATATCCTGGGACATTAATTTGTCCATAAGATATATATATTACACTTTTATTCTTTGGAGATGGAATACAATTAAGTGTAGTATTTATAGCATCTATTTGAGATTGAAGAGTAATTACTTCAACATTTAGGTGGGCTATATCACCTGTCACTCCGTTAAGAGTATTTTGTATTTCTACAATTTGGGTATTGATAGAGTCAATAGTACTGAGAGCTTCTTCAGCTTGTTCTAAAGCATTTTGAGATGTTTCTAATGCTTGAGAAGAATCTGCTAAAGCTTTTATCATATCTTGCGATAGAGTATTTGTTCTTGCATCAAGTACAAAAATATCTTGCGATATTTTGGCTATATCACTATCAATACGCTGGATGTCCAATTTAATAGCGGGGATTTCAGTAACATCAATTTCATCTAGCACTGCAAACAAGGTGGACTGTTGCAAGCTAATAAGTTCTTTTATAGTCAGTGTTTTATTCATAATTAAGTATTAAATCAGTATGATCAAAGTGCATTTGCAAAATTTGATCACACTGAAGAGATAAATAATTAACAGTTCGAGAATATAAATTGCGATAATTTATTAATTCTTTGTTTAAAACCGATCGAAAATAATTGTAATATTCTTCGCCATGATAAGCTGCTTCCACTAAGTGAGAGTAAATTATCGGGGTCCAAATATCAATTTCTTCTAAAGAATTTTCTGACCATTGAAAGACTGATTCAATTGATGATTTATCTATGGGTCCTATTATGCGTCCATCAATTTCTTTAAAAGCTCTTTTTAGAAAGGATCCTTTCCATATATTTCTATATGGAAATTCTTCTTCTCCTTCTTCTTTAGAGCCTAAAGTAATTTCATAACCTAATGGTTCTAAAATACTCTTTATTGTAAAATAATTATACTTCTCTTTAACTTCTGATGAAATGCTTTCTCTTTTATCATCACCAAAAGATATCGATCGTATGTTTCTTTCACAAAGAGCAAAATTGACTTTCCCATATACTTTAGCCCATACATAATGTGTCAAAAATTTATTTCCAATACTATTTACTGGTGTTGTTAAATAATCTCCACTTTTGTTACCTCTTTTTGTTTGGTAAATAGTGGAGAAATCCACAACGAGCGTTGAAATACATTCTTCTGCTGCAACATAACGAGCATTCATAAAGTGATCTTCTTGTTTATGAATAACTGTTATATTATAATTAATAACTTTAATTATCATATCGTAAATATAGTATAAGAAATGTTGTTGAAATTTTTTATCGTAGTTTCCAAAATCTACGTCAATATGGTGTTCGAAATAATTCAAAAATTTGTAAACTTCTTCCCAATCTCGACTCATAACATCTAAACCAACTGCATGTCCTCCTTCTATTCCTAGATTGGTCCATGCTTCTTTAAAGTCACTAAACAAAAAAGAGTCTGTAAAATATTTAACAATACTACTACTATTAAATATTCTTGTTTTTCCTGCTCTAATATGTTTAATTTTTTTTGTTTCTTTCTTTAAAGCTGATTTAGATAAGTCAATTTGACGAATACATTCATTTGAACGATTTAATTTATTTAAAAACAAAAGGCGGATTTTCTGAGCCTCATGAGTTTGATTAAATCGACAAAATCCTGCATCATCAATGTTTACAATGTCTCCTTTCTTTTGAAACATTTCGTTATATGGTATACCTGGTGATGCTTTAGTATTTGGCGTTTTACAATATTTATTGCTTAATCGACCATTTAAGGTAAATTCAACAATGTCTTTTGTTTCTTGAGGTGGTACCATATAATGATTGCATGTTTGTGCAATCAATAATTCTTTATATTGACGTGCGATTTCTTTAATAATTGTCATATCCGGTGTGTTCATGGGTTCTGCAAGTTTATTCATTTGTTTTAACACAAGTGAAGGAACACCAAATGAATTTAAAGGAAGTTTTTCAACTATTCTTGGATCTTTTGGATCAAGAGCAGCTGGTTCAACTGTTTGTTCAAATTCAAATGGTAATTTTATATAAGATGATAAGTCTGGATTTGCACATGGATGGTTTTGGTAAGCATAAATGCCTACACTTTCTATTTCTGTTCCATTAGGCAAATCAGGACCGACACCTTTTAATATAACTGATTTTAAAGGATCTTTTGGATCCCAAGTTATATTTGGCCAATCTTCAACATAAGAGTTACCTCTACATGCTGGGACTGATAATCCTTCTTGTATTTGATTTTGTATTGGTAATGAATCTCTAGTAAAAATAGCAGCATTTTGTCTACTATTTCCACCAGCTACATGAATACCTATAATCTTTTGAGAAATTTTAGGATTCATTATGCAGAGTAATCCACCACAATCTCCTTTTGAAGAGACTGCACTAGATAAACCCAATTCTGATATATAATCAACTCGACACCAATTCCTTTCATCTGCAGATACTTTTCCGTCACCAGAAATTATCTCTTTAGATGGTCCAGAATAGTGTACATTAACTAATGCTGAAGATCCAATAGTAGGTAACCATTGAATTGCTTGAGCATTAGAACATGCTTTCTTCCATTGGATATCCGTCATAAGATGTTGTTCTATATCAGGATATCTTTTTGGTGTTATCTCGAGTTTTTGAAAATGCGAAGGCCCTCCTGAAGCTATAGATTCTTCTATAAACTGTTTAGGAGTTAAAATTTTTGCAAATGCTAAATCTTTGGTTTGGTTACGTGTTATTATTTTTGCAACTGAATATTTTGTAAATATGCTCATTGGTTTTTGGAGTGGATTAGTACCCAAGTGAACAAATTTAATATATTCATTTTCAAACGCCATATGAGCTGGTAAAGCAATTAAATCATTAAAAGCTATACCAGTACATATACCATAAGCACGAGAATCAAAAGTATTGAAAATCTTTAGTCCTTTATTCAACTCTCTTGAATCCAATGTTCTTATAACTTTAACCGTGTGTTTTTCTGTTAAAGATTGTAGCAATGAAACTGCTTGATCGTCCGATGATTGGTTATTTAAAACTTCTTTAAACGTTGGAATTTCTGTTTCTTCTATTAAACCAAGTAATCTCTTATTAAGGATTTCAATGTTCTTTAATGATGATCGCGTGAACATCTCGTCGTCTCCATTCTTTTTTGTGGTCTGGAGTTGGAGGAGAATGATCATTTGATCAACATTACCATATCCATCCATAACAAGAGAACCCGGTTTATAAAATTCATAAATCATGTCTAATCCATCAATAAATGTTTGTATATCTTCTTCTTTTCTTATACAAAACATAAAGTGAGGTTCATAAACACGTTTTCCATCAATGAGGTTGGTTTCTTTAAAACATTTTTGATAAACATTATCAATTAAATTATTTTGTTTTTGATAACATTCTGTAAACAATATGTCAAAGACACTATGGTCATGACCATAGATATATTTTCCATATTGAACATTAAATACTGCACCAATATCTTCAGAATCAGTCATTACTGCAATTAAATCAGTCAATGAACGTTTCAAAAAGTTATTAGTTTGTATACAAATGTTTACATCATCATGTTTTTCATCAACCAAAGTCATAGAAGTTTCTGTTAATTTTTCTGTTCCAAATTCCAAAAATTGTCTGCAAGCAGTGCAATTTCTAGAATATTTCATCGGCCAAATTTCATTTCTTCGCATTATTTGTCGTGTCCGTTGTTTTCTTGCTTTTATTTTCTGTGGTGCGTATGTTGATTGTTCTGAAATTTTTGGTTCTGTATATTGAAGATATAAGTTTTGAATCAATCTAATAATGAATGTAACAAATACACCCAAAATTAAAGATGTAACTATATCTAATGAGATCGAAACCCCAGTAGAAATAGCCAATCGTGTTGCTTCAGTAAGATTAAAACCCAAAAGTTCTAATACTCTTACTGTTAAATTTGTCGCAATATTATCAAATGGTGCCATAGTTTCTCTTAACGTTCTGAAAGGAGCGACTACAACAGCATAAGGTAAACTGGGCAAATCATATATAATTGTATCAAAACTCAAACCATGTGTTCTTGTGGCTTCAAATATTACTGGACGCAATACAATTCCTCTTATAATATATCCTAGAGGTCCCGGAATAAACCAAGACATTCCACGGATAATCCATATCACTTCCATATCATTTCCTGATGGTTCATTAATGAATTGACTGATATGATCTATAAGTCTCATTCTATTGCCTCTTGTACCATCAATTTCAAAATATTGGTTTACATCATCTAATACAGGTAACATTGCTGTTCCCCGTCTCAATGGTGCACCCCAAATATAATCTGTATCTACTGCAGTGTGTTGTATTTTAATTAAACCTGCCGCAATAACTTCATTAAGAAATAAGTCTTCTCTACCCTGTTGAATTTTCCATAAGTTTAACGTCATGAAAAATGCACCAGGATCCATATCTCCAGGAGTTGCATCCCGTAGAAAATCAACAAATTTCAAATTATCATCTTTGCGTTGTAAATGATACAAAAATTTTATACGCGAATCTTGTATTGTCATTATAGGTTGCATTCTAATGACATCGATCAAATGGTCTCTTAATCTTTCTCTTTCCGCTGGTGTTGTTTCATTAAGAGTTGGTCGAAATAGATCTCCATTTTCTCGAATCAAGCGATCATTTTCTTGAATTGGTGTTCCATGGAACCATGTTGGTTGTTCAATCGCTCCTGTATTTTCGTATCCATGGATAACATCATCATCATAAACACGATATTTATAGATAATAGTAACATTATCTATTGTTTTTCTGAGCCAAAAATATTTTAAATCACCTTCAACTAACCGATACACCTGCAAATTTTTATATAATCCAGACAAAAGAATCTCTCCATTCGTCCAAACTATACCATCATATTCCTGTTCCGAAACGCGTTGATTATAATATACAAATCTTTGTACATTATAAGGACCACGAGTCGAAACAAAAGCACGAGCATTATCTGCAAATGTAGCTGCTAATTGATGTTCTTCTGGTATTTCTGATTCAGGTAATTCCATTGGTGGAAAAACTTGATCATGTTCATAATCATGAGCTTGATTTTGAGTAGCATAAAATGCTAATTTTGATTGATACGATAACTCTTTTTGAATTAAAGCATCAGCCATTCGATCGATAATTTCCGATAATGGGATAATTGCACAATCACATGTTGTTTTCTTTTTGAGTGCACAATGAGAACCCATTTTATTGACGTGGAAAATAAGATGTTTAAATTCCGGATCAAAATCGTCACCATCTTTAGGTGGTTTAGCACCTGGTTTTAATCTTGCTTCAATTGTAAATGGAAACCTATTATGTAACGCTTCAATATTATTGAGAGACGCACTTTGAATAGGTAAATGGTTACAAGAAACACCACACATTATAGCTGCAAAAGGTAAACCTTTTGAAGTTAAATCTGCTTGAACTGTTCCTATAACTTGAGAAGATATAAAGGTCATATACTTAGGATGGCCTGAGCAATCTGATTCTTTAAATCCATCATCTTCATAAGAAAATGCTTCACCATTACAATCTTGATCATATTTTGGTTCTCGACTTTGAATATTCCAACATTTTTCTTTTGTACACGTTGGTAAAACACTGCCAGCAAACTTTGGATCATCTTTTGTTTTGTTTTCTACATTTTTTGAAACTTGTTTGATGATATAAGTTGCTAATTGTGTTTTTCCGATTTGTGATTTACCAACAATACAAAATCCAACTGGTTCTACACGAATTCCATTAGTTGATCGGACATGTTTAATAGTATTTCTCCATTTATCGATTTTTGCTAGTAACCGAACAATTTCCAATACTACTGGATGTCCTTTAATTTCATTCGTTGTACAACCAATAATTTGAGTATTGATATTTTGTGTATCTTCCAAAAACTTTTTCCATCTATTATAATGATTAACTTTTAAAAAGTCAGCCGGTCTAATAGTTAAAGTTTCTGCAATCCACACAGCTTCTGGTTCTAACGCCAAAAGTTGATTTGATAATTCCGAAATCAATGCCCATTTACCAGTTTGAATTAAGCCAGATTTATTGAAAAATTCCTCAATCGCTGTCCAGATCACTTCAACACTTTTAATATTAGTAGCTGCTTTAGCTAGTAACGTTGAAGGTTGAAATGATTTAAACTCACCACTAATAACAGCTAAGAGCGGACTCAAAGCTGCTAAAAATGATTTTTTATCAAGGTTTTGAACTGTTTCAACAAAATTTTGTTCAATAGCCATATCGACAGGCTCTTCTCTTGCGAATGTTGTTATTAATTTTGATGTACATAATCGTTCCAACCCTAACATTGAAAATATTTTCATACCTTCTTTGATAGTAGTTGAAACTTTTCTAGAAATATACATATCATAAACAGAAATACCTATAGCAATCTTATGAGATATAAA